CTTCGAGTGATCGATCCGAAGAAGCCTACGCGCCCTGCCCTGTTTAACGAGGGCATGGTTTGCAGACAGCTTCACAAGTCCGTCACCAGAAGTATAGGCCGACTCACTGCCTGACGAGAAAGTTCTCGGCAGGGAGATTGTCGTCCCACTAATGGTAACAGACTGAGGATCGGCGAAAGCCATAGGCATCACTCCTAGGGCCCAGGTCTTGGGCCCCATTGGCGTTTGGTACAACACAGTACATCTATCGCTTACCCTTGCTTAATGCAAGGGCAGCGACAATGGCTGTCTGAGCCTTGTTCAAAGTGCTCAGATCATAACCGAACCCAAAGGGTGTAGCCTTCCTTCTTAACTTCCTTTCGGAAGTTAACACTATAGAAGGAGGACTATCATAAATGGTGACTCCAGACGCAAGTCCGAGGTCACCGACATAGGTATAGACATCACGAACAGTTGAATGTTCCATGATGTATCCATACCTAAGCACAAGACCATACTGGCTTTGAGCAACAGCGTTATGTATAATATCGCCGGCGCTCGAAAACCAATCTACGGCCCAACTCCACGGTGCAATTGACCATACCGTCTCTGGTGTAAGGTCAAGGCCTAAAATCGACCTTGCCTTGGTAAGCGTACTTCCATATGTATCCGACAAGAAATTGTCGGGCAGATGGTAAGTAAACATACCACTAAACCATCGACGGATGATAGTCTCACGACTACGAATCACTTGCCCCGTATGACCAACGACGGGATTACCTCCGTTGTACAGTAGTTGAAGGGCCACATGACTGGGGCCCCCAACAAATTGCTGTGTAGCAACGGTAGTAAAGTCCCGCGATTCTACAGGTGAAAACGACATTCTCCGGCGGACGCCCAAACCATTATCTCTGATAAGCTGACTTACTAGCGTATCAAAGTGAACGATACCCTCAGCAAAGCTGAAGATATCATTGGCTAAAGGCTTCCACCCGAACTCGGAGTTAAGATATTCCTTTCCGGCTGTTTGAGCCCGGATAGTCCTATCTTTCCATAACTGGTGGCCTACCAAGTGAGGTAGGCCATCCCGATATGCTTCGAGTAGTGCGGTAGCAATTCCCGCAACTGAATTCGTTGGAGCAGACTGAGCTATAGCTTTAGTTCCCCAGTAATTTAGTTCGATATCACTCGAACTAGCATACGGAGGGAACGACCAGCTACGGCTTCCAGGAATGAAAAGAGGCCCTCGATAAGAGAGCTGACTTTCACGCCCGGAACCTCCAAACCAGAGGTCACCGTCTTGCCATGGCAAAGAAAATGAGACGTTTCGCGGCTTAGCCGCTAACGCCCACCTCTTCGACATGGTGAAATTGCCCCCCTGATCTCCTGTGAACGTAAAGTTCTTACGTCCACGATGGACATCATGGTTCTCGGACTCCGTTTCTTGAGTCCCCTGTAGATTACTCCAATAAAGCGAATCGCTCCAGGCCCTCCAAGGGTCCGGGGTTCCACTGACAATTGACTTGTCAGCGGTCCTCCGTACCTTCAAAAAGCCTGAAGCTTTAGTGGGTGCAGCGAAAGCTACATCCCTACGCTTCTTGGTAGACATTGGTCTAGGAGTTCCTTTCGGTCCTAGATGTAAACATACATCTAAACATCCATCCAACAATGGCCCTCTCCGGGAAGGAGAGAACCACCATAGGATGGAGAATGTACTGCACTGCGCCGGGGCCCCTCACG